CTCCTTCTTGCCGGAGAACGCCGTGCGGATGTCCTTGGCCAGGTCGGCGGCAGTCGACTTGATCTTGTCGCGGGTTCCAGTCAGACCGATGACCATTCCCTTACCGACGTCGGCCATCAGCGCCTTGGCCTTCTTCGACGGCGATGCGATCTCCAGCTCGTCGCGGATCCCGCTTTCCACCTCGGCGGCCATCGCCCGGGCTGCCGCACCGACAGTGGCCGTGGCGCCAGTCATCCCGGAGGCCAGACCCTGAGCGACCGCTGCCCCGGAACTGCTGGCACTGCGGACCGCGTAGCCGCTGCCCTGCAGCATGGCCTGAGTCTTCCTGGCATCGAAGACCCTGGCGTCCTGGCCGAACACGACCAGCTCGGGGCCCTCCTCGCCGACCATGGCCACCTCGCCGGCCTTCGGCGTACCGCCTGAGGCGTAGGGGGTGACACCCGGGACACTCGGACCCTTATGGACTGTATTGAGGTATTCGGTCTTGTAGATGCCGATGCCGATGGTCTTGCTCTTCAGGGCGTCAACGGCTCCCTTGACGTTCCTGATCGCAGCGAGGGCGGCGGCGGTCTTCGCCGTGACCGTGACCCTGCCGTCCTTCAGGTGAACGACCTTGTAGCCGAACGACTCTAGAACCCTCTGAGCATCGGCGGACAGCGTCTTCAGCGTGACTGACTTCGCGCCAGGTGACGCCTTGACCGCCGCGTTGAACGCTTCGAGGTCCCGCTGTGCGTCCTCCTTGTTCATGCTGACCTTGGTGGCCTTGTCCGGAATCTTCAGGATCTGGTTGGCGAGAGCGGTGGCTTCCTTCTTCGTCAGGCCCATCGCCTGCGCGGACTCGATCAGCTTGGCGCGGCCGCGCGAGTAGACCCCGTTGACGGTCTCCCAGCTGGACCCTGACTCCCTCGCCGAAGCGGCTGCCTCGTCCGTCTTCGACGCGAGGTCCTGCAGCGCGCTCGCCGCGTTCCGCGCCTTCTCTGAGTTGAGGTCGAGCTGCCCGTGCGTCATGGACAGCGCGCCGGCGTTGTCTCTCGCGGCCTTCGCCGCGGCGTCGATGCTGGCCTCGAAGCCGATCATCCCGCCGAGGCCCTGGCGTTGCGCGTCGTTGAGGGCCTGAATGGACTGGCGCAGACCGTCCGCGGACTGCTTCTGCGCGTCGAGCTTGGACTGGACGTTCTGGGCCTGCTGGCCGAACAGGCCCATGGCTTCGGCGGCGAGCTTCTGCTCGAAGGCCTGGTCGGCGAGCGCAGCCTTGTAGTCGTCGAGCTGAGCGCGGAGCTTGCTGGTGTCCTTGCCTTCCGACTTCAGCTTGCTGATGATCGCCTGCAAGGCGTCCGCCGCGAGACCTGCCTGCCCGTTCTTCACCAGGTTCGCCAGCGACGTGTCGAGGGCGTCGATGTTCTCCTTGGCTTCCTTCACCGGCGTGCTGTCGGTGCCGAAGAAGGACACGATCGACTGCTGGACGCCGTCCAGCCCCTTCGGGTTGGTGACCTTCTGGAGACTGTCGGCGAGTCCTGAGAAGTCCTTGCCGAAGACACGGGCGGCCTCGCCCGAGACTTTCCCGGTGTCGGTGAGTCCGCGCAGTGACGTGGTCAGCTTGTCGACGTCCGCCGGGGCCTTCTTGCCCATCTGCGACAGCTCCGCCATCGCCAGCACGAGGATGCCGATGCCGGATCCGATCAGCGCTACCTTCGTCGCCCGCGACAGCGCGCCGAATGCCGCCGCCAGCCCGGACAGTCCACCGCCGGCGGCCGCCGACGCGGCCCGCGCCGCGAGGAGTTGCGTGGCGAACATGGCTACCGCGGTACGGCCGGCGGCCAGTCCGAGAGCGGCGGCCTTCGTCACCTTCAGGGCGAGCGCCAGCTGAAGGAAGATGGCGATCGCCTCGGGCGGCACCGCGGACACGAGGTCCGCCACCGTATCGACGGCCTGCAGCAGGCCGACGCCGACGTCGCTGCCCGCCTGCAGAACGTGCAGGAGCGCGGTCGCCACGCTGGTCAGCACGCTCGCAACGGTCGGGCCCTGGGCGCGAGCCCAGTCCATGAACTCGCGGGCGTTCCCACCGACCTGGGAGCCTTCGGACGTGCGCAGCAGGTGCACCAGCTCGTCGTTTATCGAGCGGAGCGTGCGCTGGGCGAACGTCGTGAACTTGCTGTTCAGAGCGTCGAGACCCGGGGAGGCCATCTCTCCGCCGATGATCGTGACGAACCGGTCGGCCTCCGCGCTCGTCGCCTTGACCAGACCCGTCGTCTTCGGCAGCAGCGCGTTGGCGAGCTGAAGGCCCTTGGTGACCGGGGCCATGGTGTCGCCCGCCAGCGAGTCGGACCACGCCTTGTAGGAGTCCTTGAGGATGCCGAGCGAGGCCGCTGCCTTACGGGTCTCCGGCGGCAGCTTGGCCACCGCCTGGACGTAAGCGGTGTGAGCCTTGACGGCGTCCTCACTGCGCGCCCCCGACTTGGCGACGGCCTCCTCGTACTTCTTCTCCGCATCGGAGGCCTCGCCGAGCGCGGAGATCTGCGGCACGATCGCCGCCGTCATCGCGGCTGTCGCCACCGCCACGGTCCCCGCGCTGGCCGCGAGCGGCACGAGGGAAGCGGCCGCAGGGATCGCGGCCGGCGCGAGCAGCATGGCGGTCTTCTTCAGCTCCTCAAGAGCTTTGCCGCCGGCCTCGGTGTCGCGCTGCATCCCGGCCAGGTTCCGGGTCGTGTTGTCCGTGAACCGCCTGACCGCCGCGTCCGAGTTGATGGACATCGTCAGCAGCCGGCGCCCCAGCCGGTCACTGGCATTGCCCGCCCCGTCCAGGACCCGCGACAGATGGTCGCGGCCTCGGAGGATGAAGTCCATCGACGGCATCAGCTACCCCCAGCGGCTTCGGAGTTCAGGGCCGCCTGGTGCTGCTCGATCCAGGCGGTCAGGTTGTAGAAGTCGCCGACGAGGAGGTCGTCGACGACCGTCGGCGGGATGTGGAGGAGGTGCGCGAAGAGCCCGAGGTAGACGGCTCGGGCACGCTCGATGTCGGGCTCGGGCTCGAACCGCTCTCCTCGCTCGCCTCCGGCTGCGGCTGGTCTTTTGGGCCGTCCTCCGCCGCAGCGGCGAGCCTGTCGATCAGGTCGTTCGCGTACTCGGGGTCGACCGCGGCATCGGTGATCCGTGAGCGCAGCATGTCCGCCACGACCTCTGTCGTGAGGTCGGGGTTCGCGATGCCTTGGGCGAACAGCGGCTCGATGAAGGCGGAGACCTCGTCGTTCGTCATCCGGGAGGTCATCTCGGTTACGCCGGGGTCGAAGTCCCCGAACCTGAGCGACGGGGTGGTGCGCTTCTTGATGACCCAGACGATCCCGCGCATGGCGTCGAGGTCGTCCTCGGCCAGGCCGTTCAGGATTTCCTGCCACTTCATGTCGACGGTGCGCTGCACGATCGACGCCTCGGACACCTTCAAGGTCGAGGCGTCGTAGTGCTCGGGCTCTCCGCCCGCAGGGGTGTACACGACGATCAAGGGGGGTCTCCTATTCGATGCGCCGACGCACATCGTCGGCGACGCGTTCCATTTCGCGGGTGATGCGGGCGGTGTGGTCCCGCACCGTCTTGTCCCACCAGCCGGGGTTGGCGTTCTGCTGCGCCCACCGGCGTTTGTTGCCGAACACCGGGTGGCGCAGGCGGCCCTCGTTCAGCTTGTTCACCACGCCGGCCGTGATGTCCGAGGGCAGCAGCGACCGGTCCAGCCACACGCGGGCGCCCGGGTCGCCGGTGGTGCGCACGGAGATCCGGATGGCCGCGGCGATCGTCGCCCGCAGCGGACGAGTTGTCGGAGAGGGGCCGCCGCGCTTGCCTGCGCCGCGGCCCTGCGAGCTGATGACGAGGTGCCGGATCGAGTCCTGCAGGTCGCTGCGCAGCGGCTCGGCTGCGCGCCGGGTCCGGCGAAGGTAGGACTGGCGGATGTTCTCGTGGCCGGCCCGGCGCAGCCGCCTCGAAAGGTCGAGCAGCTGGCCGGTGCCGGTCACGCGGATGTCGCCCACCATGAGCTCACCTCACAGTGTGACGTCCGTGCTGATGTATTCGATCTTGGGAAGGTTGGTCAGGTCGTACAGGCCGGTGAAGTTGAACGTCGGCTTCACGACCCCGAACCCGTCCACCGTCGGAGGCCCCTCGTCAAGCTTTACGACCGGCAGCGTGATCCGGAACGTCTCGAAGAACGTCGACGCGATCAGCGGGCCGACGAACTCCCACACCAGCGATGTCCCGCCATCGCTGGTGTGCAGGTCGTCGAGGGTCGTGGCGACGTAGTCCGACTCCAGCGATCCAGTGATCTTGACCTGGTCGTTCTCGATCGGCTCGCGCTTCAACGCCGCCTGGTTCGCGTAGAAGCGTTCGACGTCCTGCGGTCGCTCGATCTTGCAGGACACCTTGCGGATGCCGTCGAGGGCGGTCTCTGCGCCGAACGTGCCTGTCTTCAGGGCCATCTGCCCGAAGTGGAACGGGGACATGGCCGAATAGCTCGCGGCCGCCAGGGTCTGCGCCTCGTCGCAGTCCTTGCCGTCGATCTCGAACGAGGAGGTGAGCATCTCGCCCACACCGCACGAGAACTCGCCGCTTGTGATCTTGCAGCCGACGAACGACTTGTCCGTCACGGTCCCCGTGGTGAGGGGCACGCCCTTCTGGATCGTCAGGCTCTTGCCCGCGACCGACGCCAGCGTGTGCGTCTGCAGGTAGGCCGCTGTGGCGCCCTGCTGCACCGGAGTCACCGAGGTCCCCATGAGGGTCTGCAGCAGCAGCCCCATGCCCTTGTTGGAGACCTCCATCTCCAGCGTGCCCTGCGCCTCCCTGCGGGTCACCACGCGCCGCGTCGACAGCGCCATCAGGCGCCCCGCGGCGATGCCCGCGGACTGCGCCGTCGTCTTCTTGAGAGCGAGGCCCTCCTTCGTGAACTCCACGAACTTCGCCGGCGCGACGAACGTGCCGTAGGTGGACTCGGCGCTGATGCCGATCTGTGCGCCGAGCCCGGATCCGATCGCCATGGATCAGCCCTCCTTCTGCGACGTCTTGGCCGCGGTCTTCCGCAGCGGCAGCGCCGCCGTCTCGGTCTCCTCGGGGCGCGGCTCCTCGACGGCCTCCCAGTTCGTGGTCTGGCAGACGTAGCCCTCGAACCGCTCGTCGGGCACCTCGACAACCTCGTCCGGCTGGACCTCGCGGTTGCCGAGTTCGGGCACGGTCACCGGCTCCGGCCCCAGGTAGCGCACACGCGCCATGGCAGAACTCCCTTGATGGTGTGGATCAGATACGGGCCTGGCAGGTCACCGTGAACGCGAGCCCCGCGAGGCTCCCCTCCTGCTGCACCTGGGTCAGGTCACCCGCAGTCAGGTGCGCCCACAGCACTGTGCTGTTCAGGGTCGGCGCGGTGGGCGCGTCGTTCGTCGCTCGCAGCGCCGTCTCGACCTCGCCGACGAGTGCGAACACCTCCGAGCGGCGGGCCTGCATGTCCTTGTCGCCGGCGCGCGCCTCGGCGTAGCAGGAGATCGTGAACGCCTCATCGCGGGTGCGGGCGCCCGCCGAGTTGAAGGACTGCTCAAGAGTGACGGCGGCATCTGCGCCTGGCTGCCAGCCCACGTACAGCCGCAGACGCTTGGTGTAGTTGATCGAGGCGGGCCCGTCGATGACGTCCGCTTCGGCGAGCCCGTCGGCCGCCCGCAGGATGGCCAGCAGCGCGTCGACGGCTTCCGGGACGCGGGAGGTCGTCATGCGAAGCCTCCGAACTGGCGATCGCCCTGCAGCAGCTGGAGGGCCCGGTTGGGGATGGCGTAGCCGAAGCCAGGCACCGGCTCAGTGGTCAGGAAGTCGTCCGCGCTCGTCGGCCCGCGGGCAGCGCCGTACCGGGTGCGCCACAGGTGCTGCAGCACCAGCTTGCCCGCGAGGATCGCGCTCGGTGGGCCGATGGTTCTGCCGGCCGTGTAGGTCAGCCGGTAGTCGCCGGAGTAGAGGCGGATTCCGTCGGTGCGGCGCACGATGCCTGTCTCGGCGTCGACGTCCAGGACGCCGACGCCGATGGTGGCCTG